GACACGCGGCTTACAAATTCTCGGACGCCGACTGCTCACACACATTCCGCCGGGGGCGTTGTCGGCCTGGCGACCGTGGCTACATCCGGGAGCTATGACGACTTAAGCAACAAGCCGAGCGTCGTCGGGCAGGTGAATGCGGACTGGACTTCAAGCACAGATCCGGCGCGCATCCTGAACAAGCCGACGCTCGGCACGGCTGCCGCTCTCGCCGCGGGCGCGGCCAATGGCGCGGCGACGCTCGGCTCTGATGGAAAGCTGACCTCAAGTCAGGTCCCTGCCGCAGTAGCCGCATCCGCGAAGGGCTTTTCCAGCCTCACTTGGATGAGCGGCACTCGCGCATCCGGAGGCACGGCGGCCGATCTTACGCTGGACGGCTCCGAGGCGGGCGGCATCGTTGCGAAACTCGCCGGCGACAGTTCGGCCACGCGCGCACTCAACATCTCGACTGCAGCGGTTGCCAATTGGACGCTCGGCGTGGCCATCAGGATCAGAAACGCCAGTTCAGCCGCTCTTGTGGTTAATCCGCCCGCCGGCGGCTCGCTAAACCGCGCAGACGGTACGTCTGGCACGGGCGCCCGCACCATCGGGGCAAACAGTTCCGCTCTCCTCACCATGGACCTTGGCGTCGACGCTTGGTCGATCGAGGGGGCCGTGCTGTCATGAGCGGGTCCATCGCGGCGGCCACTGCGCTCAAACCCAGAGGGCCGAGTGCCCCGGCGGCCATTACGGCTGCCTACCGCTCAAGCGCCTCAATCGCGGAAGGGGCCGCCGGCCCCTACACGATGTCGAACGTCGCCATCGGGGCTGCAGACGCATCTCGCGTGGTGGTGGCTTGCGTCACGCTCAACTCCGAGAGCGGCGACGTTACGGGCGTCACGATTGGCGGCGTTGCGGCCACGCAGGCTATCAGTGCAAACGGTACGAGCAATCGCCGCTCGGCGGTCAGCATCTGGTACGCCTCCGTTCCTACTGGGTCTAGCGCCGACGTGGTGGTCGCCGTTAGCGCAACGGTCAGCTACTGGACCGGCATCGACGTGTTTACGTTGGTCGGCGGCACGATCAGCTTGGCGTCAGCCTCTGACGTGACAAGCAGCTTCACAGGTTTCGCCGGCACGTTCACTTCGGACGTTCCTGCGGGTGGCGCGGCAATCTATCTGACGGCGGGCGCCGAGGGCGGCGCGCCTTCAGACTCGACCTCTTGGAGCGGCGCAAGCAAGGGTAGCTTTGCAGGACCCGGCAATTTCCATCGGCGGGCTACCGGGTATCATACGACCGCAGCTGCGGAGACGGCTCACACCGCCACGATGAACACGTCGCTCACGGCGTCGATCTCGCACGGGCAGGTGCTCGCCGTGTTCGGGACCTCGGGGACGATTGTCACTGCGCTGGACACGTCGCAGTTGGAGTTCGCAACAGTCGGTCAAACTTTCGCGCCTGCCCTCACCTTGACGGGCAGCCCGACCGTTCTGTGGACTTTCTCCGATGGATCGACATCGAGCAGCGCCACGCCGTCAAAAGACTTCGGATCGGCCGCCACGCGAGTGCAGAAGCTGAAGGTCACGCCATGGTCCGGCTTGATCGGCATTAATCTCGGCTACACGGGAGAAGATGGCGGCACAAGCACGATTGCGAATCTGGCGCAGCAAAACGTGTCCAAGGTCGATAATTTGTCTTTGACAAAAGACGATCTTCAGTTTTTCACGTGCAGTTACACGCCCATGACGGCGTTGGACTTCGGCGGCTTCACGGCGCTGACCACCATAGAGTGCTATTACTGCCATTCTCTTGCAAACATCAGCCTCAACAACACTTCGGCCCTTACCCGCCTATGTGTAGAAGGGGCGAAGCTAACGTCATTAGACCTGTCACAATCGCCCCTGCTCGCCGATCTCCGTGGCGCATGGCAGCAGACCTCTGCCCTCCACGTGAACTGGGGCTCAACAGGGGCGCACACCTGGCACGTATGCATCCGAGATAATCCCGGATTTACTGGGGATTTGCCATGGGCGCAACTGCCGGTGCTTTATCAACTCTGGATTTGGGATTGCGGTTTGACAGGGACGATTGCCCCGGCCTCGACCGCTTTGCAAGACATCGCGGCCCAAAATCAGCCCCTGACGGGCATCGATTTGAGCGGCGCTCCGAACGTGCGCGTGCTGCGGTTGCAGTCCACAAACATTAATCAGGCCATGGTGGATTACGTGCTCGCGACACTCGACGCGCACGGGCAGAACGGCGGCACACTGGAAATTCAGAACACAGTAGCCCCGTCTGCAACTGGGCTCGCGCATGCCTCAAGTCTGGCCGCGCGCGGCTGGACCGTCACTCACGACTAGGGCTCTGCTCCATGTTCGGCGACACAATCGCTCAGCTGCTTCGCGAAGTAGCGGAGCTGAAGCGCATCATGCCAAACATTGTGAAGCGAGGCGTTGTTTATGAGGTGGACGCGAAAAAGTGGCGCGTCCGCCTCAACTATGCGGCCGAAGGCGAAGCTCCGATCCTCGGCCCGTGGATTCCTTGGCGAGAGCATGGAGGCGCGTTCAAGAGCTGGTTTCCGCCGAGCGTCGGGCAGCTCGCCGTGACGTTCAATCCGGTCGGCGATCAGCGGCAGGGCGAGGCTTGGCCGATTGGGTTTAGCGATCAGAACAAGCAGCCCTCAGAGAAGGGGGATGAGAATGTGATCACATTCGGGCCATGGCGCATTTCGCTCGATGGCAATGCGCTGTCGATAACTGGACCGAAAGTGAAAGTGAAAGGCGACGTCGAGATCACTGGCAATGCCGATTTCAAGGATGGCTACGTGAAGTCGAACGGCAAGCGTATCGACGACACGCACGGCCACGTCTCAGCGCCTCCAGGGCCTCCAGGCCCGCCTGTGTAACCGCGTCCGGATCAACGGCAAGCGAGCAAACACAATGCATCGGTTTCATGCTCCAGGCCTCTTGGCTTGGGCGATCCTCTCCCTTTTGTCTTCTCCATCCTTCGCAGAGTGCGGCGTGGCTTCCGTCTACTGGGAAGGGTCGCGCACGGCGAGCGGAGAACGGTTTAAACCGGATGGCATCTCGGCCGCGCACAAGACGCTGCCTTTCGGCGCCATGGTGGTTGTTCGCAACCAAAAGACGGGCGCTGCGATCCGCGTGCGCATCAACGATCGCGGTCCATTTGTGCGAGGCCGCATCATCGATCTGAGCCGCGGCGCGGCGCGCGCCTTCGGCATGGGCGCCGGGCTTGCGAGCGTCTGCATCGAAGTCGTGGCCTTCGGCGAAGGCCGAAAGGCGGATCGTGTCTTGAAGCGCAAGGGTGGCAAGGCGCGCCGGGTCCGGCGCATCGAGGAGCCGTCCTTTTTGTCGTGGTGGTGAGGAGAAAAACAGAATGCCAAAGCCTTATCTCGTGCGCGAAGGCGTTGAATGCATCGATGGCCGTCGCGTTCCCGTGAATCGCGTTGTGCAGTTGGATGACGCCGCGGCGCGGTTCGATCTCGACCACGGGAACATCGTGCCGACTGGCGCGCCAAAACTGGTCAGGAAAGACACGGGCGATGGCGGGAATTAATCGGAGGACCGGGCGCATTCTCGACGGGTTCCCGCATGTGGTGCAGAGCATCGACGTCATCTTCTCGACGCGGCTCGGCGAGCGCGTCATGCGCCGCTGGTTCGGCGCCATCGGGGCCGCGATCCTCGGCCGGCTGCTCGTGCCTCGCACGATCCTCATCTTCACAACCGCGCTCACTGTCGCTCTTGAGCTGTGGGAGCCGAGGTTCAAGGTCACGCGCGTAATCACCGATGGGAACACGACGGACAAGCTGCGCTTGGGGGAATTGTCCCTGATCATCGAAGGCGAATATCGCCCGCGCGGTCATCTCGGCGACACGCGGTCCGAAGGCGTGCGCCGCGTGTCCCTCGGCTCCACCAAGTTCGGCTACACGCTAGCAGAGATTTAAAATGGCCGTCATCGATCTGACCAGACTGCCGGCGCCGGACGCCATCGAGGCGCTCGACTATGAGACGCTGCAGCAAGCCTTTGTGGACCGCTTTGTGGCGGTCTGGGCGGCCGAGCGCGCCGTCAATCCGGCGTTGCCCGCCTATGACGTGGGCATGCTGGAAACCGACCCTGCGATCATTGCATCGCAGGCCTGGTCGTATCTGAGGCTGCTGGATCGCGCGCGCGTCAATGATGCGGTGCGCGCGGTTCTGGCTCCGCTCGCCAAAGGGAGCAACCTTGAGAACGTCTGCGCGCGCATCGGCGTGCAGCGTCTGACTGTCGTCGCGGCCACGTCAGACACTGCCGCGGTCATGGAGAGCGACGAACGGCTGCTCGCGCGGTATCTCCTCGCCTTTTCACGTCCTGCCGCCGGCAGCGCCGAGCGCTATCTCTATGAGGCCATGACGGCTTGGCCTGCGCTGCATCATGCTGCGGTTATCGGGCGCGCAGTGCATGGGCGGCGAGGCGATGTCGATTTGCTCGTTTCCGGACCCGGCGGGCGCGACGCGACCGACGCCGAGCTTGCGATTGTGCGCGCGGCCACGGCTTCGACTTCGGTCAAGCCGGAGGCCACGTCGCTTTCGGTTCTTCGCGCGACGCGGCGCGTCTACGATGTGACTGGGCGGCTCATTGTACCGCTTGGACCGGACGCCTTTGCAGTGAGAGACGAAGCAGAGGCGCGCATTCTCGCGGCGGCTAGGGCGCGTATGCTGATCGGGGCGCAGGCGCCGCTCTCGGCTCTTGAGGGCGCGGCCTATGGGCTTTCTGTGACGAGGGCGGACCTCACGGCTCCGGCGGCCGATATCCCGGCCGACCCTTACACAATTCCGATCCCCGGAGTGATCGAACTCTCGGTTGAGGCCGCCGGATGAGCGCCGACGATCTGCTGCCGACCAACAAGGCGCCTTTTGAGAAAGCCCTCGCCGCGGGCATGAGCGACGTTCTGCCGGTTCCGATAGCCCAGACGCTCAACCCGGCGACGACGCCGCTGCATTTCATGCCGTGGCTTGCGGTCCATGACGGCGTGCGCCTCTGGTTCTCGGACTGGCCTGAGGCGAGGCGGCGGACGGTGATCAGCGAAGCGCTTGCCGCATCGTGGGAAGTCGGCGTTCGAGCGGGCGCAATCCGCTTCCTCGGCTATGTCGACGGCGCGCTGATCGACGTCATCGCCTATCCGGCGCGCTTTGTGTTTCATCAGGCTCGCATCGGGCGCACGCCTATCGGCCATCCGCCTTTCTTGGCGCGGTATCTTGTCCGCATTAGAACCTACAAGCCGCGCCGCGCTGTTGTGATCGGGCGCTCGCCTCTCAAAAGCGCTCGGCTGAAGACGCCATCGCGCGAAGCGCGGAAACGCGCTCTCGCGGCTCTTCGCGCAGCCAAGGCTCCGGAAACCGAATACCGCGTCGACTTTGCGCACATGCGGCCGCTCGCCATCGCCGATGCGCCGCCGCTCGACGGGACGCGCCATCTCGGCCAGTTCGTCAATCGCACCAAGCTCTAAGGGCTGCCATGACCAAGATCGTGAAATTCTCTGAGGCGGAAGTCGCAGAGCCGCTGGACTTCGACAATATCTCAGCTTTCGCCCGCGCTGGCGATGAGGCGATTGTCTCTGGCGCCATCGACTATCCGCACCACTGGGCGGATCATTCGATCGCTCAGGCGAGCGCCATCGAGCTGAGGATCAATCCCGGCTCGCTTTTCGCTGGCGGGCTCGTGTATCGCAACGACGCCGCGATCGTGGTCAATCTGCAGGTGCATCTTCCGCTCGTGACGGGCGACCGGCGCTATGTCGCGCTCCTTCTTCGAGGAGAAGAGGAGACACAGACTGCCCAGCGCATGGTGGAGACGGACGCGGACACGGGCGCGACCGTCGAGCAGGCCGTGCCGAAAATTGGCATTCGCAAGATCGTGTGCGTTGTGCAGCAAGGCCTGTCTTCTCCGACGCCGGTCAAGCCGAGCGTCGCCGCAGATCAGTGCTGCCTGGCCTATGTCGAGCTGTCTCCGGCGGGAATTGTCGCCGTCGAGATGGATCATTCCTCGCGCGTGAAAAGCCTGTACGAGGTTGAGGGCCGGCTCACAATCGTCGAAGGCGACATGACGAACATCCGCCGGCGGGTTGCGACGATAGAAACCGACGTGGCGAATATCGCGTCGCGCCTTGGCGATATTCCATCGCCCGCGATCATGCGCCAGATCAAGCGCGATCTCGGCATCCTCCGGCGCACGGTGGCGATGCCGAATGAGGCTCGCGCCTATTGGTATGATCCTGGCCTTCTTCCCGATGCGTGGGACACGAGCAATGCAAGCTGGCTCGCGCGCATCCGCGAGGGCGTGCGGTTCCCATGGGCTGCCGAGCGCGATGCGCAGCTGGCGCTCATCGATGAAACCTCGGCGGCGATCAAGTTTTCCGGGCGGCTCCTGCTGCCTGCCTGGACAGAGGTCACGCGCATTGCGGTCGATGGAGACGGCGGCAGCACGAACATTTCGCAGCTCGTTCACACGGTAACGACTGCGACCCGGCGCGAGATCGCGCGCACAGTTACGGAATATGGACCGACAGTCTCGGTCTGCGAGAACAATTTCGAGTGGTCGCAGACAAATGGTCTTGATGTCGGCGCGCTATTCACGAAGAACGGCGAGACGTGGACGGTCGTTTCTGTTGGCAGCGGAACTCGCGGTCATGTTTGGCGCTCGGTGGCGAAACTTATTCAGCGCTCAGTGACTGATGTTTATTGGGACTATGTCACTGAAAGCTTCGGCGTCAACGGCTCGATCTATGGTCAGACCTGGCTGTGCGCGCAGCCCATGATCATGACTTCGGTCGACCTCAAATTCACCAGAGTCGCCACAACCGGCGACGTGCATCTTTTCGTTTGCGAGTGCTCTGAGAGCGGAGAGCCTCAGCTCGATTCTGTGATCGCACAAACGACAATGGTCGCTGGCGATCT